ATAGTTTGTTAAACTTTTTACCATTGAATAACCATTTACCAACAGCAACCTTATGAATAGGAATTAAAGTTTTTTTCTTATAATCTCTAATTGCATAATCGTTGCTTATTAATGATATTCTTTGCACGGTACTAAATCTTTTTTTAGATTTAAGACCACGCATAGTTGAATATAATTTATTGGGCATTGTTATCTCCGATCGCTTTGTATTCACTATATTCTAATTCAGTAGTGAATTTATTATACAAATCGTTATGAGCAATTTTAAAGTTTGCTGTTTCAAACTTTTTTCTTTTACGATTTATTTTTTGTAGTCCAAAGCTTTCGCCATTGTCATCTTGGACAATAATCAAGTTTTGGTTTGTTCTCTCAAAGCAATCAACAATGTTTTGTTTCATTGTATCTAACTCTTTAGATAGTCTGTTTGCTTTTAGCTTTAGTTTAACATAAGCAACAACAACTTTCTTTTCGTCTTGCTTTAGCTTCTTTATCGCGTTTGGCATTTTTACCTCTTTGTTAAGTTATGTATTTTTATAAATACTCCTAATTAATACATCTTATGAAATCTTATGCAACAAGTTATTTATCTTTTTTTTAATTAAGTTTATTAGGTCTACCAATAATAAAACTAACATTTATTCCTTGCTCACATCATGGTCTATAATTTCATAATCAAATAATTCGGGTAAATTATCCACCTCAACCACGCAACCCCCCTTGATATGAATTTTAATAGTATGGAAAACATTGTCCTCACGAGAACGAGACGAGGCGACAGTAGTCGCCTCGTTAATTTTATCGGTAGCCATTACCAACTACACCAATATTCAACGACTTTCTTTTCGTTGATAGCTTGTTCACAGAATTTCAAGAACTTGATATCTTGTTCCTTGTACTCTTTAACACTTTCCTCTTGGAACTGTTGCCCCCAGAAAAATCCGTCTGTTGCAGGATAGTCAGAAAAATCTTTCTGTATCTGTTCGGCTAATTCTTTGACAACTTCCTCAGTCATATAACAAGGTGCTTCGCAATCGCCATTAAAACCTAAATGACCTAAATCTCCCTCGTGTCTATGAGTTGTGTTTTGTTCATTCCATTTCTTTGCCATGAACTGTTGAAGTCTTGCGTGTTTTCTCCACACAAAAACATTTGCCTCATCTCCGTAATCATCATTAGAATAGTATTGTTCCCAATCTACCTTTTGACCTCGAAGGTGTGCGTGTTGATCTAGTCCCATAACTTTTCTCCTTTGTTTTAGTTTGGTGGGAAAGGCAAATTAATAACTAGTATTTCCAATCCCACAAATACCTCTTATCGTATCTTATATACTAATGCAACAATTATCTTTTAGAATCATTCTAAACTATAACTTAGAACATTCTAAAGAAGTATCTAACCACTCCCTTTTCCAAAGCAGTTTTCACCAGCGTCCTGAGGAGTAGTTAAGTTTACTTCAAACCAACAAAACCCTTTCATGCCGAGAAACGAGAGAAATCTGCACGCTGCCATCTGATCCCACAGTACCTTCACCGTCCTGAGAAGGTAACTTTTAGTAAACGAGGAGCGAGATCAAGCGAAGAACCCAACGAGCGAAAGGCAAAAGATGAAGGTGATCCAGCCAGTTAAGTTAGGGAACATTAACCAGCCAAAAAACCAGAGGCTAACGAGTCCTACGACCACATCAGTTACCAGCTGCAGGTAAAGGATTCTCTAGGACCTCCTGAGCTCTGGCTTCAACCGCCCACCAGACGAGATCATTGACTAGTTGTTTCAACGAGCCTGGGTCTTTGGATACATGCTGAAGAAATTCACCACTCTGAAGACCAGCTGCATCCGCGTGATCGTGGACCAGTTGCCAGATCTCTTCCTCATGTTGTTGATGAAACGCAGTTGTTTCATCATAATATATAATACCAGCAACGCCTCCGCTGCATCCGTGCTTGGCAATGTCGGAAATCAAACCTAATTCCTGCATCTGATACTCCACGAGGCATTCGGTGATGGTTGGCTTAAGGAACCATTCTTTCACTTCTACAGCTTTTGGATCGTAATGACGATGTAAGTAATCATTAACGAATGAATAAATAGTTTCGAAATCATTCATATCTACAAGATTGTTCCAAACTTTTTGAGGTAGGTCATCTGATTTGCTAGCGTACCGATGTTCATCCAGTAACCTTTTTTGCTTTTCTATTAGATGTCTAGGCATCTTTAACCTCCGAGTCTTTCCAGGTATTACCGTTTGCAATGCAGCGCGTGCCCCGGGCACCGGTCAGTGCGTATACTTTGCCTTCTTCAGGTTTGTCTTCTTGTTTAGCAGGTTTCTCTTTTTCTTTGTCTTTGTTCATGTAGTTCTCCTTTGGTTAACGCGACCTCATCGGATGAAGATCATATGAATGTTCACCTTTCCCCCGTTACCGGATAAAGGATAAGACCGCACCTTACATATAAGACATGATGGGATACCTGTCAAGGCCTAAATTAATTTTTCTTTCTCTAGATATTCATAGGCATTATCCATAGCACTCCTGAAATGCTCAGTCCTGCTGCTGGAAGGTGTGTCTTCATCTGCTTGTACGCACATGTCACCGAGTAGGGAAGCGAGAGTTTTCACCTGGGCCTCCAGCTTAGTATTACGCTGCGTAAGCTCATCTAGTTTCTTATTATATGAACGAGCTTTGTTCTCTCCTCGAACGAGATCGAGGGCATCAAAATCTATTGCCATTGTTTCTCCTTTGTTTAGTCTGACCATACGATATCATGGGATACCTGTCAAGCCACGTTGCGTCCAAAGTCTGGTTCCTAGGGACTTTGCGATCCCGTGGCTACATCTTGGTTTCTGCATATCATTTTCCAGCAGACCAGCCACAACGAGGCATTGTCCTTATAAGATATCATGGGATACTTGTCAAGCAAAAGTTTCTCAGGAAAGAGATCCCAGTCTGCACCCCCTGAAGCTCACGCTGCAGAAGACTCACCGTTGGCCTGTGAACGAGAACGAGTTTCATCCATAAACGAAAACGAGAACTACGCTGGTGATCCTGAAGGATGGGTACCAGCTGCCTGGCAGGGCCAGTGCAGTTAAGTTTAACGAGAACTAGCGAGGTTTGTCAACGAGAAACGAGATCTTACGCCTGAGCTGCAGGTCCCGTCACCAGGCCACCGTAAACAAAGAGGAAAGAAACGGTGGCCAGGAAACGAGAACGAGGATCACGCTGCCTCAGGCTGCCATCCCAGCTCCTGAAGGAGGACCCGCTGGATCTGTGGCCAGTTGTAAGGTGCCGAGAACGAGGAACGAGGAACCAGTAACCGAGGATCCGTGAAAACGGACACTGGTCTGTACAGTTTAAGGGCACTATGCGAGAGGGTCTTTGCCAAGTTTTCTTTTAATATAATTACTTTACCACCAGCTTTAATATATTTGTTAATCCATACAATCTGCCACTTATTTAGCTTGGGATAACTTAATGAATCTGATTTTAATTCTATCCAAAAAACTTCACTACCCATGACTGCGTGAATATCGGGAATACCATTGATTGTGCTAGATTCTATGCGTGTTAAAAAGCAATCAGTCAGTCCTTTTTTTACTTTCTGCCATAGCCTAGTTTCCCCATTTTTATTAGACATGATTGAGTAAGTATTTTATATTTTTAGTTTCTTAATTGATTTAATTACAGCTGTTGGAATAATAGTTGTTGCACCAATATTGTCAAATGTTGGTTTGTCTTTTGATTTGATGTAATCACTAAATATTCTAGTAATGCCATTCTTTTGACTTAACAAATAACCTTTCGATACACATACAGGTAATTGTTCTTTGCTCAAATCCTTTGTGCTAGACCAGCCAGCGTCACCTTCGATATCAAGCCATTCTATTTCTACAAATGGGTAATCATCGATTATATTTCCGAGGTTTTTAAAATCAAAGTTAAGTATTTTTGATTGTTGTCGTTTTCTTTTAGTCATCAATCTCTACCTTAATTTTACCAATTGAAGTGGTGATGGTAGAATTATGTACTTGGTTAAAAACATCTAACCATTCCGACCAACTAGCTTTCTTCAATTGCTGTAACGTCTTCGGACTCAACCTCAATCGTCTTGGCATTGAAGCCATCGATTTTGTCTGATAGTTCCGATAACTTTTTCTCAAGTTGCTCACGTGACATACCCTCCAAACCACTAACAGTTACTTCCTTACGATCAACATATGCACCAGCCAATTGACCAGATCTATATTCAGCGTTAATAGCGGCAGCGAATTGTTTTTCTTTCTCTGCCTTGTCAGCAATTCTTTCTAACCTTTTGTATCTTCTAAGGTTGTCACTTTCGTATTTTTTTTTCTCAAGATCAAATAATTTATCAAAATAATTTGCAATATGGGGGCTGTGTTTTCTAGACAACATTCTAGATGCAACAGATCCATAATCTCTTTCGTTAGTACACACATAGCCTGCACGCTTCAACGCTTCAGCTTGTGTAATTGAACCCCAATCTTTAACATATATCTCCACAAACATTTTTTGTTTTGGAGTTAGATCAAGTTCGGTTCTTAACGATTTCTTTTTAAGTCCACCAGGCATTATTTTAGTTTATTTATAGCTGAAGTTATAATTCGTTTTTTAGATTTATCTTCTTCAAATTTAAATTTGCTTTTTAATTCTTGTGTAATTCCAGATTTAACATCTGCTTTAGCAACAGCTCTTGTCACTTTACTATCTTTGACAATATCAGCAGTTTTTTTGCCTTTTGGTGAAGAAGTCCTATAAGACTTGTAAGCATCTCTTATTTCCCTGTTCACAACTTTTCTAACTTCATTCAAAAACTTTAATTTCTTCATCATAATTAAATAAAACCGCCTCTTTTATTTTTTTTTGTTTTTAGATATTTTGGATCCATCAAAATAGTTCTAATTTTAGCTCTTTTTTTCAAAACCCTTTTAAAAGCATCATCAAAAGCATCTCTACCCTCTTTTGGAATTTTTTTGTATTTCATTATTTTTTTACTTGCATCACTATAGTCTCTAGCTGTTTCAAATCTCTCTTGAGCTCTATTCAAAGTAGCTAATTCTTTAGATGTTTTTGAAGCCTGTGCTTTTCTATAGTCTCTAGTTGGTTTTCTGTTTTTATTAATTACTTTAGCAAGTGGTTTATATAACGTTTTACCTACCATCAGTGTTAATTTAAATTTACTCATAATTTCTACTATATAGATTATTCTAACCTAATGTAATAGCCCTAAATAGTTTCGATAACGTTCCCGCAAGAGTGGTGTATCCCAGATACACCATAGATACACCATAGATACACCACTAAAATTGATTAAAACCATTGGTATTATTGACTAATAGAACATTAGATACACCAGATACACCTCTTTTA